TTAAAGCCTAACTCTAATACCAATGCTGTAATTGTGAGCAACATAACTAGCTTGGATTGCAATTACAGATTTTAAAAACCGCTCGCCCCATCTACGCGGCAGCAAATACGATGTTTCCACAACAATGATGGAGCTTAAGAGAAAATAAGTATCAATAGCGCTTTTGCTAGGGTTTCTCCCCAACAAAATATTACCTTCATACAGTCCGTTATCTTTTTGTGCAATATATCGCGTCTGCAGCCAATCGACACTCAGCAAAGATAAAGCGGTTGCATTTAATACATATCTTTTGTCTGCGTGAGCATTTATAGTAAAACAGCACACAATAGCCAAAAATATAATACACCTTATTTTCATAGCGCAAATCCTGATCATCAACAGCTTAATAGCTAACTTACTTATTGTTTGGCTTCCAGCTTTTTAATTCTTTCGTTTAACAGGCTTATGTGTATGGCTTGCAACTCAACTGTTTCCCACAATCTCTGGGCCAATTCGCCTACGCTGAGGCCATTCTTTTTGAATTCTTCCCTGCTTGGCATGCTCGGCAGACTCTTTTCATTTGACCATCGTTCAATATACTTATCTAAATTCAATATCTCTTTTTGATCTAATAAAGATTTTCCCTGTTTTAAATCTTCTTCTTTAATAGCTCCATCTATGTACAAATCAAAGACGTAATCTGTCAATAATGTATTATCATCATACACTGCAACAGCATTTACAGTACCCAAGCCTTTACTTGAACCGCCTGCCGCTCCCACTACTAAACCACCATCGTTAAAAACTTTAAGCGCTAATGCAAGGTTTGCTGTAGCATCTTCAGCTCCGCTAGTAGCAACATAATAATTAAGAGCTCCACCGGCCAATTGTATATAAGATCCTGCCCCTGTCTTTGTGTAAGCAGCACTCAAAGTTGCTTCGTCTACATAAAGATTATTCATTAAATAAAGAGCTGAATCTGCAGATACAAAACCACTTTGCCCTATCTCAAAAACAGAACTGGCACCTCCATCGTACCAAGGTTTATTTGGCGCAAGTTGACCAAACCTGAGCTTGTAATTATCAAAATACCAGCTGCCTGTAACTGTTTCATCTGCATTGAGCTGAGCAGAAAAGCCTAATAATGAATCGATGTCATCAAACACAGCAGATATAACTTCATGCCAGTTATACGCACCAGCCTTGGCGACGGGCAAATCGAGATTTTCCGTATAATACTCAACAGTTTCTGGATCGAAAGCCATTATAAATCCTCTCGAAAATCAATTTTAAACGGACTATTACCTGGGCGGTCGGGCGTCATTTTGCGGCTTTTGAATTTACCATACAGACTCAAGTAAAGGCGCTGAGCACCGCTGCCAGGCCGCAGCTGCAAAATGCAGGATCGATGAAACCCGACTTTTAACAACTGCATCCACAATGTGTCACGCACCGCATCATCCACCCAATCCAGTGGAATGCTGACTTCCAAATGTGAAAGGTTAATATTGCCGTAATCCTGTTTGCTGGCTGACTCCTGCCAATCAGTATTGTCCACGGGTGTTACCGACCAGCCAAAACTCATGTTATGCAAAGGCTGCCAGGCGTTACCAATGAATATACGGCCTATTTGATAATAAGGCATTGCGGCATCAGCTAGGGTGATGCGCACGTAAGGCGCTGTTTGAATGTTTCCAGTGGGGATTACCAAAACCGGCGACAAAAATTGCTCAGCCATGGGGCCACCATAGCCACCGGCGCCATACAAGCCTGAACCAAAACTGGATGCATAATCATACGCACCCATACTCACATCAAACACCAGTGATGCCCCGTTAATGGCATCGCTCCAGCCCTGAACCTGTACCGTACCGGTCACTGACAAGTTGTGGTCTACCAGGGCAAGGTGGCTGTAAAAACTGCCATCCAGTTGCATATCAATGGTTACACTGCCATTGCTGTTACTGCGCCAAATCACCGAACGTTGCGCATGTTGCAAATTACTAATGGGTAAATTGGCTGCGGCATCCGATGTCACTAGGCTAACAGCCGCATCCAGCAGGTTATCAAACAACACCAGCATATTATCGCTCATCGCCACAGCTCCAGGGTTTGCGTGGGTACTTTGCCACCAATGTTGTCAGTAATATCTAAAACAACCCAGTTGCCGTTAAAAAAACTGTCTGAATGTTCCAGCGCGATGGTGTTACCCAATTCAATTAAGGGGAGTTTCAAAGGTACTTCAACGGTTACTTTTATGCGCCTGACGCCCCACAACTCGAATATTTTTGTTGATAAATTACTGAATGATAAATAGGGAATTGCATCAAAATACGTATCCAATACCAGTTCAACCGCATCCGGATAATTACTTTTAATGGTCGCGTCTTCGTAAACGGCCTGGCTTGATTCTTTGCGAAACTTTTCCTGTTCACCAACGCTGAGTGATGCTGCTGGATTGGATAAAATCGTGTAGTTACGATTGTGAGAAATAACAACTCGCCAGATCCGCAAGTTATCTTCTGACCATTTGATGCTGAATATTTCCTGCTCAAAATAAGTTTGAATAGCTGTCACATCAGGTGCTGAATAGTTTAATGCCCTGAAATCACCGTTTCTGTCATATGACCACCAGGCAATTTTTGCGCGACAAATATTTGTGAATAAGGTCTTTAAATCCACCGTATCGGTTAAATAGAAACCAATACTAACGTTAAAACCCGTATCATTAATATCAATAGACTGCTGACCTGTGGGCAAACCAATATAGGTTTCAAGCAACAAGCCTAAAATTGATTCCGACGTTGCCACTAAATAACCACCGGGGTGTTCTGCGCCGGTTACATCCGCCGTTACCTGCCCAGCTGGTGGGTTGGTCAAAGTGAACTCACCGCCTGCCAGATTTTTGGTAAACGTTACCGGTACACCGTTATCATAAACAGCGGTAATATCATTCAGTGCAAACTCGGCAATATCATGTACCTGATACACGCGTGTATCACTATCAACCACAAATGCGCTAATATTCCGCGTATAACCGAATGCCAACGGTTTGAAACGACCATCATTTTCTGGGGGAAAGCTGGCGGCTTCAAGGTCTTTATCAAATCGATTGATGGGTAGTTTAAAACCATCTGTATTTGATTGCTGTTCAGATGCCACATAACTCAACAAATTGGCGTTGCCGCTAACATCAGTAATTTCACCTGCGAACAAAACAATAGCATCAGAATACGGATAAAGTTTTCGAGGAGCAGCCAAACGAATTTCAATTGTCGCACCGTGCAAGTCAAGGCTGCGTAAATCAGTACCGTCAGAAACAATAAAACTACTGAGTTTTAATGTGCCGTAATTTTTAGCAGCGCGACCATGCACAAAATCCGGCACCGACCATTTCAACCTCGGCAAACCATTGGGCGCAATAATGGCATCAAACAACACATTGCTCAGCGCATCACCGGATTCAGTCACATACGGTTTATCTGAAAAATAATAATTGCTGGCACCTTTGCTGATTTCCACTAACACAATGCGTTCAGCCACCGGCTGGTTCATGTAATCGTTAAACGTCAACGCCATCAGGAAGCACTCGCCACATTAATCTGGAACACTTCACCGTTTTGTGATCGCGCTTCGAGGGTATCAATGGTTTGTTCCGTGATCTGCTGGCCATCAGGCGTGACCACAGTGATGTTAATATCGCCGCCAAGCCGCTTTGCAATGTCTTCAAGTTGATTTTTAGTCACATCATCCACACCTGCGGACGTGGTTTCAATGGCTTCGAGAATGGCTTTCAGATCTTCAGATAATCCCTTTACGGATGCATCGATTGTTGTCAGCACTGTCAGTGACGCTTCTTCGAACCCTTGTGGGGTGAGCTCGTCAACCCGATCCTGGACATCACCGAGCGTGCCAATTATTTCATTGTAGATGGTTTGATAACCACTGCCTGATGCGAAAGAGGCGCGTGCATCGGCCAGTAAAGGATCGACCAACTGAGTTAACAAATTAGCAGAACTCGCCAATTCATAACCGTCGGAGGACAGGGCTTTAGCCGCGATGGAACGAAATTCAGACAGGCGATCAGATGTTCGCTCCGGCGTCGTCAATTGCGATCGACGCAAATCGGTTAATACATTGCTGATATTCAGGCTGGACTGTTGAAGCGTGGCGGCCAATTGCTTTTGTGCTTCGTACCAGCGCACAATTTCTTCGCGGGATTGCCCTAGGATATCGATTTGATTGGATAAGGCATCGGCATACCCTTTTGTATTGGTTTCAAATGCTTTTAATAACTCATCTTTTGTCGTTGTGGCTAACTTTAAGTCCGCCTTCACCGCATTATCAATGGTGGTCAGAAAATCTCGAACCTGGGCAATGGTTTCCGGCACAAAGGTGGGTTCACCATAACTAAACGTGCCATAGCGTTGTGCAAGATCAGAGTTATTGAAGTATTCAGGAAACGCGATAAGCGCATCTAGAGTTTTTTGATTGGGTGTTTCCGGACCAAGACTGTTATTGAATTTTTTGAGAATATCATCTGATTCCTTTTTTAAAGTTTCAAATGCAGCAATATCCTGAAAACTGTTAATTAACTGTGTTGGATCAACATCAACACTCGGCTGAGTCAGTCCCGAAACAGCCGCAATAACATCCGCTGGATTACGGTAATCTGGCAACCCGGCAATCCTGCGCATGGTTGCGGTTATAGATTCAGTTTCGTTCAACAGACTACTGTTCAAGTTGTCGATCTTTTGTTTCAGGTTATCCAGCAGATCAGATTCCGCCTGGTAACGAGACATCATTTTGTCAACCAAATTTTGCTCGGCCTGAGCTCTGGAAAGTATGTCATTGGTATCGGCAAGTTGTTTAAACGCAAATCTCACTTGAGTATCGGCGCGACGGATGTTCTCAATGGCTTCGCTGGATGCGCCGGATAACAAGCGAATATTCGATTCAATATCCGCGGTCAATTGCTCCATGATTTGCATCGCTGCGATGCGACGTCGCCGGGCTTCTTCTTCACGGCGTTCACGCTCTGCGCGATTGGACAAGTAACTTGAAACCGCAAAGCCACCAGCGAGTAGGCCTGCACCAATTAAGGGATTGATACCCGCGCCCGTTTGTGCAGTTGTCGTCCCCAAGCCCTGGGCAACTGCATCACCGGCACCTAATGACATACCGATCGGTATCAGAATTTTTCGGGCAGCAGCGGTTGCTGCAATGTCGGCCATGAGGCGGATGAACATATCCCTAACGTTTGCAAAAAAGTCCTCGAAACCGCTTTTCCCGTTTTTAAATACGTCGAAAAGTGTGTTCGACATAATATTTCGCATATCATCACTGGTCGTTTCAATGATCTTCAAAGCTTCCTTCGACCAGGTGCGGACACTCTCAATCCCTTCAGTAATAGGAATACTGAGCGGGCCATTTTTAACCTGATTTTTTTGTGACTGGGTTTGCTGGTCAATGATTTCCAGCTGCTTTTCCATTTCCTTGTTTATACGTGCGTAACCGGCGGCAAAATCTTCAGCAGGACTGACCGAAAGCTTCAGCGCGTCGGATAAGGCTCTCACCGAAGCCACCTGGTCAGTACTGAATATTTCAGGAAAGTCCTGCATGATATTGCCGACACTGTCCATGGTTTTAGCAAAAAAAGATACAACACCATTGAGTGTCGCATTCCATGCATTACGTACGGTAAAGGTCACGATTTCCACTGCTGCCGCCATTCGTCTCCAAGACTTCTGCATTAGGCTGACCGCTTCGATTTGTATCAGGGGTAATTCGCGAATAGTCTCTGTCAGACTTTTTGCGCCACTGGTCAGCACATCCAGAAAGCCAGCGCGAATCGCCATTTCTTTTAACTCGAAGATAGCATTATGAAACCGATTAAATGCAGCCGTTGATCCATCTATGGCTGCAGGTAATCCACCAGCCACTGACTTGCGGAGCTCCTGAGCAAACTTTGGCAGAAAGTCTTCCGCGAGAATTTCACCACGTTGCAGCATTTCACCCAGTTGTGCGGTGGTCACGTTCATGGCTCTGGCGGCAATCTGAAACGCACCCGGTAAACGTTCACCGAGCTGTCCTCGTAGCTCTTCCGCAGACACTGTACCTTTGGACATCATCTGGCTAACGGCGAGCAGAGCGCCTTGATTTTGCTCGTTTGATAGACGCATCACGGCTGAAGCTTCCGCGACCGATAAGAATATGTCTCGGGTTGCTGCACCTTGCAACGCTGTCCCCTTGGAAGCGGCCGACAAATTTACATAGGATTTCGCATTTGAATCAAACTGAAAACCCAGCCGCTCTGCTTCAGCGCGCAAAAATGCAATTTCCTGTGCTGCCAGTTTTGAACTACCTGTGGCAGAGGTTAACCCGGCATCTAATCCTTCCATGGCAATACCCGCCTGGGCGATATCCTGGGCAGTGCGGACTGAAATAAAAGTTGCCAGCAAACCTTTCAGTGAAAACAACTCTCGAATTAATCGGGCCGCACCACCACGCATACGCTGAAAAGCCGTTGTTGTACGATTAACTTTTTTTTCGGTTTTCTGTGCAGCATCACCGGTTTGATTAAAACCTTCCTTGAGTTTGTCCAGTTCTTTTTTCGACACTTGCACCGTGCCAACCAGACCAGAACCATCCGCTTTGAGTTTGAGGGTTAAGTTGAGCTCAGTCATTTTTCATTCAACACTTCGCGCGCAGCGGCTTCCATGATCTTCATCCCTTGCCAGACTTCGGGAATAACGGGGACCTGACTGAATCGCAGATCGATTTCAATAGCCGTGTAATCCAACCCCAAATAACCACCAAGTGGAGCGATACGCCATTGATTGCAAACCTGTGACCAGAACTCAATTACCGGCCAGTTTTCCGGCCAAACATCGAAAAGCTCTGGCTTTTGGTTTTCAAATCGCGCCAGCAACTCCGGTGGTGCATTGAGCACAGTTAGTTGCTGGACAATTTTTTCGTTTTTCTTATGTTGTTTACCTTTAATACAGGCAGCCCAATGTCGGGCTGCCTCGACTAGTTTTTTCTTGTAGCGTTTTTCCGAATCGTTGAGTTGATGTATTCGCTCACCGTTGCCGCTGCCGCACATGAGTCTTCTTTAATGACTTGTACTGCTTGATCAGAAGGCAATTCATCTCCGTTTTCGTCACCGACTTCTCGGGCACCTAACAAGACTTCATCCAGAAACTTGCTGTCACCTTCCTGTTGAAGCTCTTCAATGCGCGATTCAGATAGCTGTTTGAATTCTGCTCTAAACTCACCTTTGGTATGCGCTTTTGGGTTGGATTCAGACGGTGTGTAAACAGTCACGGTACGGGTAAATGTGCGATTGGGATTAGCTTTAAACATGTGTTAACTCCTGATTAATGGATATTATTTGGTCGTGATCTTGAACGCATTACCAGTGAAACGCAGATCCATTTCCAGTGTGCGAATATCATCGATATTGCCATAACGCGGATTCAGAATTTGGATCGCGCTATCGTCAAGTTGCACGATTTCACCGCCATTGACACCGTGCTGAAAAGACAATGCGCCCAGCGTGTGCGCTTTGGCGATGGCGAAAAAGTTTTGATCTGAAATGGCCGGTGCCGCAATCACTATTTTGCCGGTAATATCGTATTTCGGAATACGTACCGATTCTTCACCGGGAATGTTAATAATCTGCGGTGAAATGCCTGAATTGATTTCAAGATCATACAATTTACACGGATAACCGTGCAGATTGATCGTTGGTGTATTATCGTTATCTACCGCTAACGGATCTTGAAATGCAGAAAAATCTGCTGTTGGAAATGGAACCGAGGCAGGCGCTACATAGAGCCCTTTACGGGTAAGTGAAACCATTGGAATGCCATCACGACCCACTTTAATTGCCCAACCGCCTCGACAGCCCAGCATTTTATGTTCTTGTCCCGACAGATTGGCATAGCTGCTAACGCTGCTTAGCGCATCCTGGTTACTGAAATCAGATAATGTATATTCCACTTTTTCCTGTGTAGGTGTGGTATCAACAAACTCATCAAAGCCCGATGCCTGAATAGATACACCCCAACCCGGCGCGGTAATACCAGCGCCAGATGTCCCGTTGGCAGCCAGTTCAACATCAAAACTGGCTGAGACATGTACACTGGTCAGAATAGCCGGATCGCTGCCGCTGAATGGTTTATCCAGATTGCGTTCCACCAGATTGCCATCCAGCGGTGTGATATTTAAATTGCTGGTTAAAATCGCGTTAGCAAGACCGGTTGGGTTGCTGTCTTGAGCGTAGGGATTTTCCAGTTTTTCCAGGAGGATGGCGGTATCTGCGCTTAACATGATTTATTGCTCCTTGTCCGTGTTAACCTTTTTGGCAGGCACTTTTTTGGTGACCTTACCAGTCAGTTTTTGATCTTTTTTACGCACATTTACCGGTTCTCCGTTTGCGTGCCGAGCCCGGTTGCCGTCTTTATGCGGAAGGGTTTGGTGAGCCAATGTTTTCTTGCCCTGTTCATCAATAATATATCCGGCCATCATCGTCTCCTTAGACTTTTCGAATGTGAGTGCCTGTCTGGTAACTGTCTGCCCACCACACGGCACGATCGCGAATTAATGTTAATCGACCTGCGTTGAAGGTGATTGGCTTAAATCTACTGGCTGGTTTCCAGTTGAGTAACTGCGTCATCACCAGTTCACGTAACGTTTTGAGTTCATCATGGGCAGCTTTTCCCGTAGTGTCTTTCAGATTGCGAATCGCAAACAATATAGCGAACCGCATTGTACCCAGTTGTGAAACACCATTATCCAGGTTGTTACTTGAGGCTGAGTCACGCTCTGGCAACACGTAAGCAAGAGGCCCGTTTTGAAATCCGTTCATTAACGCTGATTCAATATCCACAACACCTTCGACTGTACGGAATTCGTCAATGTTTGATTGGATGCGATCAATAATCGGATTCAAATCCAGCAGCTCAATAGCCATTACAAATTCGCTTCCTCGACAACAAAATCGCGCATGATATTCACAATTTCATCTTCGTCATCCGCTGATATGCCTAACACCGGTCGAGCCGGTATTTGTACCGCGTGATTGCGACCGGCTTTGCCGCCAAAGTGCATCAATGCGGCTTGTATGGCGTCGCTTCCTACTTCAACACTGTTGTGATCGAACACATGGGTATAGGAATCACGCAGGTTGCCATGATCCAATAATGGTCGAGCATCGTCACCACGTTTTACACGTGTTGATTCAGCCAGTGGTTGTAATGGATTGCCTTCAACATCCACACTTTGACGTATATTTTCCTGCGCGGAAAAAGCCAACACCTGGCCAATCTCATCCATGGGATCCGATAAATCATCAGGTACTTTTTCAAGTTGCGAAAATACCTGAGCAACCGGTGAAAAGTCTGCATCAAGATCGAACACCAAGCCACTCATCAGTAAGTATCCCAGTCAATTGACGAACTGGTTGCACTCACAGTCATTCGTCCAGCTGGTGCTTCACTTGGCACATTCACATCTCCCAGCTCTTCCTTACCATCACGCACGTCTTTCAAAAATGCGATCGCATCGCGATAACGTTTTTCCACCTGCTCAGTTGCGCGACCGTCATGTAAGAAGTATCGAGTAATATCGCAGGCTTTCAGGTTGATGATTTCCGGTACCGGCGACAGCGGCACCGTGTATTGCTTTTTAACGCGCGCATTGATTTCAGCATCTGCCGCGGCAATAGCACGATCGAGCACGGCAGTATCAATCTTGCCAATACCGTCACGATCGGTTAACTGTTCCAGCTCCAGCTCACCAAAGCGATCGATCATGTCTGTTTTGTTGCAATACGGCATTAATGATCACCTCGCTCACGCACACGTACGGTCTCGTTCCACTCGTTACTTTCACCATTCAGTGTGACTGTCACAGTAATGTCGATTTCGTCACGCTCAACCAAATCGAGATCGCCGACTTTACCGCGGAATATGCCATTCGGCCCAACATAATCCATTGTCATCGGCCATACCTGGCCGGAAACCTCAGCGCCGCCCTTTTTAATGGTAAGCTGCACAGTTGCAGCACCATCAAGATAGACGTTGTTTTCATCATCGTGGAGATCATAAAGCTCCACGATGTTGAGATTACGAAGAAACCAAAGGCTGGTCATTAAGGATTATCCACCGTTAAATCCACGGTTAACTGCCAGCTTTGTGCGGCGGTTTTAGTGCCTAGTGACTCCACCTTACGGTTAGCCATGTCACCGGCTGCAGCGGCGTTAAACACACCCCATTCTTCCCAGGCAAAGTTCGCTTCCGCTGTACTGAACAATGACCGGAATGAAAGAATGTTACCCGATCGGGTTGGGTAACCGGCTTCCATGGCTTTGCGCAGTTTATTGACTGCGGCTTGCAAATCCGCTTGTGCTTTGGCAAACACTGCGTTGCTATCACCCACGCCGATATACGCATTGGCGTTATTAAAAGGTGTCAGCGCTTCACCGATAAAAATACCGGCAATAAAATCACGTCCCACATTGGTTAACGGCATCTCACACCTCCGCCCGATTCAGGGTTGCAATGGCCTTGTCGTCATCTGATAGCCGTAACAGGTTTACAGCCTCATCAAAACTAACAGGCATATCCTTTTTATTCACAGGATCACCATGATTTTGCACGAACACTTTTTTTGCATGTTCAATGGGTAAGTCAACAACTCCGGCTTTATAAGGTTTTTCCCCATCAAAACCGGAACAACACACTTTCATTTTCATTGTGTTTTTTCCTCATCTAAAGTGACAGCCAAAACAGCATTTCCATTGCCGTCACCAGTAAACATTAGTTTCTCGTCAACAGCACCTTTTCGATAAACAATACGAGTTTCAACATCATCACCACCTTCGATGATTTCTGCTGGCTCTTTCAGTTCGCCTAATGCGGGTGGCTCTCCGTCAAATTTCACCAGTTGAAAGCGCTTTACTTTTGCCTGGAATGACGCTTTTTCCTGCCTGGGTTGCCCGCCCAATTGTTTAACCAGCCAATCAGCTAATTTCGAAGCCATATCAATTCACCTTTAAAGAGCCGCTTAATTTGGGATAAACTCGTATTTTCGCTGACAACTTGCCGAGTACCGCATCAATCAATGCTTTAGTTGCTGCATCGGTTAACGACAATGACAAGTCGTCCAGGGCGGCAATAAATACCTGCACATCAGCCATGTCGGCGAATGACAGCCCTGCCGTATCTGCCCGAGCAAGTATCGCCAAGAGTTGGTTAATATCCGTCAATGAAAAACTTAATACATCGTCATGCGTCAACAATGACAACAACGTGACGACAGCCTCGGTTAACGAAACTCCCAACGTGTCAACCAGTTGCAGGGCAATGGTTATGACCGGTACTGATTCCGACAATGAAATATTTAACGTGTCGTTGGCCTGAATGGATTTCACCAGCTTGGCCACATCAACAATGGAAATATTCAGATTATCGGCTTTGCTAATAGCCGAGAAGATGGCAACAAACTCATTGAGTGTTACATTCAAGTCATCACTGCGAGCCAATGTGGCAAACACCGTTTGCGCCACGTCGGCAAAGGCCATGTCGAGCACATCTGTACCTTGAAGCACGGCATCAATAACACTCAAGCCTTCAGTGATTGAAGTGGATAAGTTATCCGTTGCCAGAATGGCCTTCACAAGACTAATGGCTTCAGTGATGGATAAATTCAAACCATCGGCACTGGTGAGCGTACTGAAGATATTGATGGCCTCACCGACAGCGATAGCAAGATTGTCTGATCGAGTGAGTGTGACCTGGTTATCAACTAACTCAGTAAGTGCAGCTGAAAGCGTGTCAGCTGAAGCAAGTGCGACTGAAATTTGATTTATTGCATCGGCAAGGCTCAGATTGAGCATGTCGTTTTTTATTAGAGATGTGAATATCGATGCAGTTTCCGAGAGTGATAATGAAAGCGCGTCAGAAGCTGTTTTCGCCGTTGGGGAACTACTCCCACTCGTTAATACATACGCTTCAGAAAATCCTCTAGCGATATCACTGGCACCAGTATTGATACCATTGACAACATAAAAGTTGCGCCAATCAATATTGTTTCCAACACGTAACGCAACGGTAATTGTCTCAAGTGGTGTTGTTTTCGAAATATCATCATAAATATCAAGATAAACAGTACCATTCGCACCAACAGCACCAGCTTTGCGCAAGGTAAAATAGTAAAATGTATCCGTAAGAGCTGTTAAAGCTGATAGTGTTGTTACTGCTGAACTTCCATCATGCTCATTGATAAGTATTTTATATGTTCCGCCATTACCATAAAAACCAAATGAAATGCGTGGAGCGTTAGCTGAGTCATGCTGAGTGATTGTACCAACGTAATTTGAAACAGTACCAAAGTAGACCAAACCAAGCGAATTAATTGAGTCAAGCAACGCAGTGCACTCAATACTGAAATCGCCATTAATCCCGCCAACGCCATAATCTTTATATTTATATGCATCTTGATTACGCACCACATCCCAGTCGACATGGTGTATCGACGATGGGTCAATTCTACTGGCTGTATCAATCTCAGTAAAATTAGGCGGATCTAAATTTATTAATGTGTCAGTTGATATTGTTTCAGCGTGATAATCATCAATCCATTGATTAACTATTTGAGAGTGCGGCACAACCCCGTGATTTGGCTGTATTATATACTCACCAACATATGTTGGTGTAATCACTTCAATCGAATTTAACAATACAGACAAATAGCCCTTTTCATATATTGCTTCAATAACTGAATCGACAGGTATAGCAGAGCCATGGTTATATGTGGAACTAACTTGCGAGTATGTACCCCCAATCCTTTTATATGCATTTATTTCTTGACTCGTAGGACTTCTAAAACCTAAGAAATTATTCCTATTTAAGATGCAAACAGCAACGTAAGGAAATCCGGAAGTTTTTAACTTATATCTTACTTTTTTATCGACCACACCGACATGAGTTACAACTCTGTATCCTTGACCACCCCCAACATTACTATTTGCTTTTAATATATTCCCAACTACTTGCGCATTACCTCCGCCGCTTTCTGTTTCCTCCCAGTCAGCAGACACGTCCAGAACTTCATCTGGACGGTTATAATCATCATCAAATACAGTTTGTGCCATAATGGATTACTTAAACTATTCGTTGATTTCCTGGCTGAATTACGTCAAGAATATCTTGTAAAACTTCCCGGATATTTGCGCGGTTGTTTGGGTTAATACCCAACCCAACTTTTGAAGACATGTCGTTTTTAAACGGCCCCCACACGCTCGAATCAACTGTTTGTGGATCATTATCCAGACCGCCGAAATCCGGAAAGTAGACCACACCAGGCTGACCCGCGAACTTTGCATGATTGGGTGCTTCAATACGCACAAGCATATGTGTATGAAAAGGTGTTCCATCTGGATTGATTGTATTGTATTGCTCATATGTAACATTCGGTCCTTTAGCTAACAACTTCAACTTTGTTGCAAGTTCTTCAGGTGGGTCTTGATTTGGTCTACTGATTATTTCTGCTGGCGCTATATACCATCGTGTTGACATGATTTAATTCTCCTATTTTTCCTGCATCTCCGCCCAAACCGCATCCCGCTCTTTCGCAGAAACTTTCGAGCCGACTTTCTCAGTCAACACAGACGCATCTGGTTTACCATCCTTGGTCCAATGCTTTTCATTACCTTCTTCGAGCGTGGCGATTGCTGCTTTGATTTGCTCAACACGCGCAGCAGCTTGTTCAGCGCCCAGTTGCTCTTCGTTACCACCACCGGTTATTTCGGTTTTACGATTCGGATCATTCTGATCAGGTGTCGTTTTTTTTGGCAATTCGGTAACATTATCCGGTAACTCAACCGGCGCTTTGTGAACTGCTTTTACCAGCAAAAGCTGCGCAGCTTGTTTTTCAGTGAGCTCGATTGGATCACCAATCGCATACTGTTCACCATCGTGTTTGATCGGGGTATTACATATATAAGGAATGGTTTTCGCTTCGGTCATGTTCGTTTCCTTTTCGGTCACAATCAGCGGAGGCTTTCCGTCACCTCCGCTGTCTGCAGTCTTCACTCAATCAACCGACGGCAATCGTTTGAGTTATCCGGTTGTTAACCACCGGGCGACTTTCTCTCTCTCGGGTTGTTATCCTGATTACGCAATCGCGTTTTTAATCACAAAGCCGCTGACAATACCGGTCAATACCGGCGCGCGTTCATAGCCGACACCGTATATCCAGCTCTTACTGGAATCTTCCCAGTAAGGCACTTCCACATTGGGGTGGCCTTCCATGGTGTAGGTGTAACCGTAACTTGGTTCTTCCATGCCTTCCGGATTGTCCGGCACGTAAGCCAACACAACGTCTTTGCCCCAAATATCGATGGAGTTGTCGTTGTCATCAAAGGCAATGGCTTTGCCAATCACGATTTTTGGAATATCAAACACAGCGGCAAGAATTTCGACAGTAACTACACCTCGTTCGCTGTATTTGATTTTTTCAATGATCTTGGCGTGTTCTTTTAGAACCTTAAAAACCGAGGCAGAGATTTCCATCACATTGGGGTAAACACCGGTGCTTGATCGGATCGCTTCTTTCGCATCGTTAATATCACCGATAGGATCTGATGCAGGATCACTCCATTGATCGGTACCCGATAAAGTGAGCTTGTGGTTGGCGTCATACTTGGTGTCATCTCGCGCCAAGTCTGCCTGGTTCTTTTCCAACACCAGGCTGTTCACCCGCATAACACCGTTCACAGCGCGCGATGCCAAATCAATACCGGGCACAACCCCCGCTTCGCGTTGATGCTCACGTGGTACTGGCGCTTCAAGGCCGTGATTTTCCAACGCGAATGGATTACCTTGATAACCAAATTGCATACGCTTGAAGGGCGTACCCGGTGCACGCGATGTGTTGTACAAACGAAACGAGTTTTTATCAAACTCAATCACTTTACCGCCGGACACCATCACCGGCACACGGGGAAACAAAGCAAAACCGATATGTTCCGGGTGTCGATAACCCAAAACAATACTGGAAAGAATGGGATCAATGACCCGACGTTGACCTGTTGTTGGCATGTAACTGTCTCCTGTTTACGAATTATTGTGGCAACAACAAGATTTCAATCTTGTCACCATCTGCTGCTGCAGCACTCATGGCACGCGCAACGGTTACCCCGGCGGCTTTGGTTATCAGCTTACCGCCAGCGCCCACTTGCAGATCCGCATCCTTGGCGATGGCCGCACCTGCGGTGGCCTCGGTGGTACCCTGCACGTCAACCGCCAATTGCACACCGGCTTCACCTGCTGTGGTGCCAATACCGAACATTTTCAAACCGGCCCCGGCCAGGTTGCCATCCTGACCAACTGCCAGGTGTTCAGCAAACGCCGCCGCAGCCGCGATGGATAAAGTTAAAATATTTCGTTTTGCAACCGGCATGATCAGCCCCCTTGGTTTTCGACTTGCTTAACAGCAGTAATGTAATCAACACCTGCATGCTTGGCCTGATAATCCAATGCTTTGTTATGCAGATTCAAACGATCCGCATCCACATGCGTCCCGACAGGTGCCGCGTAGTCATGAGCTTGCGTACCCGGTTCGTCATCCGTTGAGCGACCCATATCCACTTGCACTGGCAACTTGGCCATAAAATCGGAGAACCATTTTGTCGGATCGGTTTTAATGGTTTGCGCCTTGTCACCTTCACCCGCGCTGAACTCAAAAACCGCATCATCACCGGCATCCAACTGCATCATAAAATCCACCGCACCTTCGGCTTGTGCAGGTGTCATACGGCCAGCGTCAATGAGCTTGTCCATATCAGCCTGAAAATCGCGGCGACGGTTTTTGTTTCGTTCTTTTTCCAACGACTGCTGCAACGTAGAACTGGTTTCATCACGGCCCGCTTGGCGCGCGGCATCAATATCAGCCTGAGTAAACTCCGGCATGTCTGTGTCTCCTTCATCAGGTTGATTGGGTTCGGTAAAACTGGGTGAGGGTTCGTCTTCACGTGGTTTGCGCAATTCAGTGACGTGATCATTCAATGAATCGATTTGATAATCCGGGATCACCTGGTCAGCGCGTTCCACGCCTTCTTTTTCGATAAACCACTCACGAAAGCTTCGCAGGAAGCGGGCAACCACACCGGGTGTGTAGCTGTCCATTTCAAAATCAAATTGATCACCATCCGGCTCAGCATAGTTGCGCCCAGCCAGATCCAGGGATAACGCAGGGCGCTTAGCTCCAAGATAACCCACATGGCCGAGCATCCAGCCCTTGGCATTTTTAATTAAGCGCACAGAACGTTTGCGATAACGACCGTCATCCACCGCCTGCGCAAACTCCTGGGCAACATCTTTGAATTTTGCAAACAGTGAATCACCATCACGCTTTAATTCAGCGGTCCAGCCATAAGCCGGATCATTATGTTGAGGGTGACCAATTACGATGGGGGCTGCATCATTTTCGGAATGATTCGCCACAACCTGATCAAGATCGTCAGTGCTATAGATCGCGGTTTCGCCATTGCTGGCAGTATGCGTACCAGCGCGAAAAATTTCGGTCCAGCCGTTGAGTGAATGTTCTGTGCGTTTCGTCATGAAACGAATAATGGAGCAAAGCGGGGAAATAAATAAGGCGGGAAATGTTTCCCGCCTTCTATTTGGAAGGTTGTTATATAGACTGAAGGAGTTTTATTGCCGTGTCAAGAAATGTGTTTAAACAAACTGTGAGGATAGAATAATGTAGTATTAAAGCTGTTTCGGGCTGTGGTTAACCCATAATTAAGCCGATAACTATCGGCTTAATTTTTAAAATCTGTCTCAATAGATGTAAACAACACAACTTGCAATGTACCGCAATTATTAATTATCAACTCGATATTGAAAGACTACGCCAATATTCATTAAATAATTCAGCGCACCTTAAATCGTTTCGAATATTGATCTTCTCCGGATTTATACGGTTATTGCACAATTTCATAATATCAGTTTTTATCACTTCGCAATCTGCTTGAGAAATTCCCGATGCTGTCCCAAATACACTAGCTTTCCTTCTGAAATCTTTTTGTTCGGTATCTGGTGAAATCAATTTCAAATTTAGTTCATGATATGCAAAACCGAGAAATATTATAACATTTGCATCTCGAACGGTTTCTCTAGTTCTGATAATTTGACTAGACTTTGGATTTGTTCCTTCAGTAAATGTTATAATTTTCTCAGAAAGATAGTGCAATGTGTGTGGATCTGCTGACCGTCCAAATTCAACACTGTTTTCTGAGCACGCTCTCCAAGGAAGATTGCCAACAACCCCATAGGGATGAAAGATAGCTAAATCATTAACCAAGCCGGCAGCAGCATTACCATCAATTCCATACGAAGTCTGTAATGCATTATATATAAAGTGCTCCATGCATCGGTCATAGTTAAAAATGATTAACGATACCGAATTAAAACGTTCATGTAATTTGTCATATGTACAATTACTGGTGAGCAGTTTAAAAAAGGAGTTGTACCAAGTTTTTTCAGTTTCTCCAAAATTGATTGGCCTGAAATGCTTCTCTGGGTCAATAAAAAACTTACTATTTCGTTCCGCTTCTAGGATAGCACTAACAATTGCTAATTTTGCACAATATTCAATTAACTCATCCCCGGCATGCTGATCTACAAAATTGTCAATGGAAATTGCGAGTGGTAAGGCATTGCAAATTTGTTTGCAAGCGTCCAAATAATCATCAAGATTTTTTCCGCTAATTGAATTTTTTTGCATATTAGAAAGTATTGCTTGAAAAATATTTGGGTTCCCTCGCTCTAAATTACGTCCACTAAATTCAAAGTTAATAGAATTTCGAATTTTTTCTTTTAACTTTTTACCGGTAGGCAGATTGACTTCATTACTTGCACCAGCACCTATAACAAATAGAGTTTTTTTATTAGGCATAATTTATGTTCAATTCGGCTCAGAATCTTCGCAGTGAATTGGGCAATTTACATCGCCAGTACTTAAGTGTGTGCAATCGTCATTAAAAAATGGGCCGGGTATAACGCAGCGTGCGGTTTCGTTGCAGCCTACAAATGCAGCACCTTTGAATGTGTAAGCATTCTCTCCGATTAGGTTTATTGCTGTCGCTGTAATGACCCAATCGCATTTATCGGGAGGAATACTGACTTTCACTGCCCCCCCTGGTGGGAGATCTTCGTCTTCACCTAAAACAGTTACGAACAAATCGAATTTGGATTGTCGCTGAACAGTTATATCTTCGAGATAACTTCCAGAACCATTAATAAGCTGCAAGTAGCTTTTGGGTGCATTGTCGTCGCCTTCTTCGGCAATACCACAGCCCAATAACGTCAATACCAATAGAACAACGAAACAACGCATACATATCTCCCTGATAAAATCAATTCCTATAACTAAAGCGCTTGTACAAACATTCGAGTTGTAACATCTTTGTCTATTTTAGTTTATTTCCTGTAAAGGCATAAGCGGCTCTTACGAATTCAATCAACATTTCTTTGGTTGGACAATATTGAAAGGTATAACCCATTAGGCTTTGTATTTGATCCGGCGTAAATTCAAGACCCAATTCTTCTTGCACTTCAATAACACGCCCCAAAACAGCCTTGGCTCTTTCAGTTTTATTCATTTGTTTTAGCTCAACATCATGAATTCGTTGACCTGTAAGAACGTATTGAACATCGACACCAAATTTTGCCGCTGCGGCTAAATAGTTAGAATCTGGACTACGCTCACCTTTTTCATAATTAGTTTGAGACCTCCGTGTCGAACCGGCTTTTTCAGCAAAAGCTGTCTGACTTAAACCCAGACGTTCTCTTTCTAATCTTAATCTATTGGCAATAGGTATATTTGTGCTCATATATATTTGACATGCGGCACATTCGTGCCTATCATTACCTCATATCGTTTTTTATGTAATCGATTGTCACCAAAAAAATGCGGCTGCCACCGCACTAACTTTAAGGAGATACCTTATGCATCCTGCTGACATTATAGCCTGTCTCACCAAAGTAGGGCATCGACCCGCGAAACTCGCCCGTGATCTGGGTGTAACGGGTAATGCTGTTTCCATGGTTATTCACAAAAGAATCGCCAGTCAAAAAATTGCCAATCGTATTAGTCAGGTCACCGGTAAATCGTTGGAAGAGTTGTGGCCCGGCAAATACACCAATCCTCGTCCACGTGGCCGCCAGCGCGCTGCTTAACAACATAGCATCAAAAGTCCGAACGTTCGGACTTTTACTGTTTGACAGCAAATATTCAAAAACGCGGATTTCGCGCATTTGGTACTGACAACCGCTATCAAGGAGATTGATTTTCATGACCACCAGCATAAAACTCGCCCAACAAGCCCTGCAGCAAAAACGCAAAGCGGGTGAAATCGAGTATCTGAATCCCGTTGAAAAAGCCATCCGTAACCCGGAATCCTTGAAAGCCGCCATAAACGCCATGTGTTTTGAGTGCGTTGGTCGCGGCGAAGATGACGCTCCTCGAAAAACCATTGCCCAGTGCAGTGCTTGGAGTTGTCCACTTTGGCCGCATCGACCTCACCAGCATCTGGCCGAAGATGGCTATGGCCGTGCGCAACGGACAAAGGCCATTGCTGCGTATCCCAAACGCACATTACTAGATGCGGCGGGTAAAGACCCTGCCTCGCGGCGCAAAGCCATACGCGCCAAATGCTTCGAATGTATGGACGGCGATCGCAAATTGATAAGCGCTTGCACAGCGGAATTTCCACGTGATCGAGGCAATGACTACCAAGGCTGCCCACTGTATCCACGGCGACCGACGTCACAGTAAAGCAGTCCGGCTTTGAATTATTTGAAACGACTTTGAGAATTGAGAACGGCATTTTTTTGTACCTTTGTTCAACCGAGCCTTACGACCCGTTTAAAGCCCCGAAAAGGCCCTTTAAAAACACAACTGAAGTTGCCGCGATTTAATCCGGAGAAACGCATGACTAATCATCAAAAACTGCAGACCAGCAACACGCAAAATGCAAGTGCCTATATACCAACAACTCGCATAGACGAAGTCCGCAATGCGCGGGAACAAGCAGCACTGAATCGCCTGCAGGCGCAGGCAGAGCACACCCGGAGGCAACATCAACCTCTCGCGCAAAGGCATCAAGGTAACGAGGCAGGTGAATCAGACGGTATAACAATGCCTGAACATCTCCAGGATTCAGATCAACGTCCAGCACCTCCGGCTCAGCCGCACCAATGTGATGAGGAAAAAAGTGCATGAGCCAGCTTGAGAGGCGTATCTGTCCTTCATTGTCCATCGGGCTGACGTATTCATATACGGCATCACCAAATAAACGGTTTTTTAGCAGATCGCATTCGTTCATGACATCCGTGAATGACATGGCCACTAATGTCATGTCACTAAAACGATGGACATTGGCTGGTATAGCGCGTGTTGATTTCATAATTTCACTCTCCTCTGTGTTTGTGAACATCTGCTTTCATCCTAGCCAAAAAGCTCTGTTACGTCAGTGGCAAAAACTGAAGTTTTTTTTACCAGCATTAAGGGAGGAATTTACCCGTGAATCAAACCGAGTTTGAACTGGATGACCCAGGCTCTGATACACCACCCGATCTGGATGTGTTTGATGAGCTGCGAGGTGCCATTGCCCATGCCATCAAACACGCCAAGAAACGTGGCTGGGGGCGGGAGCAAATTGTCGAGCGCATGAATCTGTGCATGCCGGACATGGATAAAAAAATCACGCAACGACAACTCAACGCCTGGACAGCAACCAGCAAAGAATATTCTGAATTCCCGGCGCGGTTTTTACCGGCCTTTTGTTGGGCAACAAACTGCTGGCTACCGCTCAGCATTGGCCCCACCGCATTAGGACTTGAATTGATCGACACCGAAGATGCCAAGGCGCTTGAGCTGGGCCGCATCAACCTGGCACGTGCCAGTCTGGACCAGCAAGCGCGAACATTGAAACGACGTTAGGAGTTTGTCTTATGAGTAAAGAAATCAGCACCGATATTGTCGAACAAAACGAAACCCAATCCATGGCGGATCGTGTTGTTGCATTACAAAAGCAGGTTGACCTGGAATTACCAGATGATACTGGTGAACTTTGGAACTATGTCGTTAGGCTGGAAAACGAGTCATCAGTCAACACCGCCAAACGTGGACTTGCTTACATAATGCTAAAAGAGGAATGTCAGCATGGCGAATTCTTGCAGCAGTTAAACAACCGTGATATTCCAATGCAACGGGCATATGAAGCCATGAATGTAGCTAAACTGCTTCTGGCATTGCCTGCTTCAAAGTTCCGAACGTTCGGAACTTTAGCAAAAACCAAATTAATCGAACTCGCCAAAATTCCTTCTGAAACATTGGAGGAGTTAACCGAAAACGAAGAACTCGATCTGGATGAGATCGACCAGATGTCGGTGCGTGAACTCAAACAAAAAGTCAGACAGCTTAAGGCTGATGTTCAAGACGCTAATATCAAAAAAGAAACCGCCGAGATTCAGCTGGATGATTTTCTTGCGAATACCGAAGCGGCACCGGAAACCGATCTGCACCCTGTTGTTGCCAAAGCCCGAATGGAAAGCGCGGTTTTATCCACGGAAGCATTCACAAAAATCGACAGCATAACCACGTTGTTTGATGATTTGCAGAGCAACTCCATGGAATTGTTTCGCGACAAAAACAGTCAGTTTGAAGCGGCCAAGGGCTCTTTATTTGTTCACCTCAAGGCGATACAAGCCAAAGCCTCTCAGGCCGTAAATCAATTCATTGATATGTTCGGTGATGTAGATACCGATGAAAAACATTTACCTTTAATGACTGACAAGGAAGCGATCGCGCTGCTTCATAAACGTAAACTCATTTTAATGGAACACCGCACGGATGAACTGGCAAGGGAAGCCGCCAGGGCATCTAAAGCGCAGCAGAAAAAACGCGGGCCAAAACCCGGCTCAAAGCGCAAAAGCTCCGGTAGCGCAGCATGAACCAGCCCGCACGCCAATTACCCAGGCTAACCGTTGTGTCAACTGAAAACGAAGGCAGCATCGATTGGGATTCGCTACCGGAAACAAAACGCCTGCAGGCCAGTGAACGTGCGCAGCTGGTAAAAATCATTCTCGCAATGCAGCCTCAGGGTGTAAAACTGCGACCGGTAATTGACAACTTCCTGCTGAAAGTAAAACGCGGCCTGGTAGAAAAAGATATAGCAGGGCTAGCGCTTCGTTTGGGCCGTAACAATCAACCACCCAGTAGAAGCACAATATATAAATGGGTGCAGGCCTATGAAGCCGATGGGCTGATGGGTCTGGTTAAACAGCACAAAGGCTCTGATCGTAAGGTATGGGGTTGGGAAGCGGCGGCTATGCGCTATTATGCATTACCGTCAAAGCCTGCCATGGCGACAGTCGGCATCTGGTTACGCCATGATGGTTATGAGACAGCGACTGATGCACGGGTTCGTGCCTATCTTAAATCATTACCCACTAATCTCGCAGACAACTCCCGCAAACGATTGGGCGCTAACATTTACCGCGACTCACAAAAAAGTTTCGTGCGCCGCGACACTAATGTATTGGATGTCGGTTTCATTTATCAGGGCGATGGCCACACCGTTGATGTTTATGTGGCTCACCCACAAACCGGCAAAAGCTGGCGGCCCGAGCTGACAGCATGGATGGATATCCGCTCCCGTTATCTGGTGGGTTGGTTTATTACCGAATCGGAATCGGCATTAACCACATTGTTCTCACTATCTCATGCGCTGTTAAAACACGATCACGTCCCGGCCATGCTGCATATTGATAATGGTGCTGGCTTCAAATCAAAAATGGTTAATGATAAAAGCCTGGGCTTTTATGCACGCTTTGACATTGATCCGATGTTTTCCATACCCGGCAATGCAAAAGGCAAAGGCCAGATCGAACGCTGGTTTCGCACCATGGAAACTCAGTTCGGTAAACGCTGGGAAACCTATTGCGGTAAGGACATGGCGCCAGAGGCTATCAACCCGATTGTGAGAGCAGCGGCTGCAGGCAAACGCCAACTGCCATCCCTCAAACAATACACGGATGCCCTCGCTGAATATGTTGATCAATACAACAACACACCTCACAGCGCGCTGAATGGCAAAACACCGGCCGAACTCTGGGCAACATTAGATCGCACACCCATTGAGTTACCCGCAAGCGCAATGTGTTTACCGCAAAAACAGGTCAGCATTATTCGGCAAAGTATCATGATGGATAAGCGTGAATATATGGCCCCGGAGTTGATTCAATTCAACGGCAAAAAACTGGTGGCTGAATACAGCATACACGATGATTCATTTATCCGGGTATTGACACCTGATGGCCGCTGGATTTGTGATGCCAAGCTGGTAAACAAAGCTCATTACCTACCCGCGTCTCGTATTGATGAGGCGCAGCAAAAACGCCTCCAGGGACAACAAAAACGCCAGCAGAAAAAACTGGATGAAACCGAGGCGCGACTGGGTAATGCCATCACTCATGATCAGGTGTTAAATGACATGACCAGCTTTACCGGTGAGCTCTCAACGCCTGAAACACAACAACTGGAGCAATTAGAAAAAACCACTATTGATCTGATAACACCGTCACTCAATGAACCGGTAATTGAAGAAAGCAAAATCAACTTACTCGACGATGAATAAAGGGAGCATGCAACATGGCAATTAATGGAAACGATGGCATTAACGGCAGCGATAGCCCAGGGATAGAAAAGCAATGGCCTGATCACTACAGTAAAGCAGATGTTGCAGCGATTGGTGTCATTAATCACTGGCTGGAAAATGGCTCAAAATACAGTGAAGACGGCAAACGCACCAAAGCTGATCTGGCGCGGGCCTGTGGCATCAAGGACAGTACGTTTAGCCAGATTCTGTCAGGAAAATACCGGGCAACACCCACCCGATTTTTAGCGGCCGTATTGGATTATCTCGAACGTGAAACCCACCGAGACATTTCTGCCGTCATCATTCCGCTGGTGGAAACCAGCGTATACCGCACAGTTTCACTCGTTTGTGAGCGTGCCCATCAAAACCGTGACTTCGGCATTATCTCAGGTGAAAAAGGCGTGGGTAAAACATTCACGCTAAAACGTTACACGCAACTCACACCAAGTGCCGTGTTAATCGAAGGCACACCCGGAATGACCGCCAGAGTATTTTTATCGGAACTCATACTTCAATTGGGTATTAGTGTACCAGTACGTGTTAACGGATCAACCGGCACCAAAGATGAAAAAATGCATGCTGTCGTTAACTACTTTAAATCCCGTGATGCGTTATTGATTCTCGACGAAGCAGACAAGGTCAATGATGACACATTGGAACATGCGCGACGTATTTCAGATCTGGCTTCAGTCGGCTGTGTATTAAGTGGTACGGAGCGACTGCGTTCAATGGTCGAGGCATCCAATGGTCGACACGGCCAGATCAGCTCACGGGTTGGTTGCTGGTTTCCGGTAATGAAAGGCATCACTGAAGACGATGCAATCAGCATCACCAAAACTGCGTTTAAACACAACAACATCTCGATAAATAAATCCGTTTGTCTTGCCTTTTGGCAGATGTGTGATGGCCGAGCACGCGTGTTAGTAAAACTGATTCGAAACGTCATCGAATTTGGTTTGCGCAAGGGTCACGATCTCAACGATGAACTGGTGTTTGAAACCGGCCGTCAGGTGATGGGATTAACCCCGCCGCCACGACGCGGCAAACGAAAATCCGCAAACATTACCACGGAGGTACCTGAGCATGTATAGCGACGAATACTTGGACTATATGGGCGATTTGTTTTTAAAACTAAATTTATTTAATAAATTTTCAATCAGTTTTGAATGGTTTGTTTTTATAGGTAAGAAGTATCCAAGACTAATTTCTACCCTAGACAAAGCGCAAACAGAGGAGAAGATCGCATGTTAACCGCAATATTAATCGTTTTTTTCGTTGGTGGCGCGTGTGGCGTGTTGTTCACAACAGTATTGATGTATAGCCGCGTACCGGATGAAGCTGAGCCGGAATTTGGTCTCGGTGAAGAAGCCGGTCGCATAAGTGATCTGCAACAAGAGCTACCGTTTTTTTGTAAACACCAGGCTGATTAGACATGGCGATTAGTGGTGTGTGCCCATCCTGCGGTTACAAGTTTGCGTTACAGCTGGCGCTGCAGGATGCACGCTCACGAAAGGCATTACTGGCGTGTCTAAAAATAGCACCCAGTCTAGCGGACCGACTGATCGTCTATCTGGAACTCTTTAGCCCAGGCGATCGCGCGATCCGTGCTGATCGCCTGGCGAATTTACTTGAAGAGTTGAGCGAGAAAATTCATAAAGCCCAAGTGGAACGCAATGGCGTGGTATGGGTGGCACCGTTAGATTCCTGGAAAGCCGGATTGGATTCGGTTCTGGCCCGGCGCAGTGACCTAACATTGCCACTACCAAATCATGCCTATCTGTATCAAACCGTCGCAAATATTGCTAACAAAAGTGCGGCGAAAGTTGAACAACAAACCGAGCAGCAACGGCAAACGGGTATTGGTAACCGTAGCTGTACCATGGAAAAAGCTGTACCAAATGTTGGTAGTAAACCGGAAGATTTCGCCGAAACCGCCAAGGCGATTATAAAAGGCGGCCCCCTTAAAACCCCTAAACAAGAGGATTGATAAATGGCCAAAGCCACCAAGTTAAAAACCAGTGCTGTTGACGCGCCAGTGTCACAAGCCGAAGCAGAAAAATTGCTGGATGAAATCGGCAATCTCCAAGACCAGATTGGTAGTATCGAAGCCGCAATGAATGCAGAACTGCGTACCACAAAAGATGCGTTTGAAAAGGAAGCGCAACCGTTGAATGAAGAAATCAGCGCTAAGTTTCACGCGCTACACATTTATGCCGAGGCTAATCGATCTGTTCTGCTAAAAGGCAAATCCAAAACGGTCAAGCTGTCTACCGGTGAAATTTCCTGGCGCACAACACCACCCAGTGTTCGCATTGCCAAAAAAGAAGTGGTCATCGAAACACTCAAGCGATTGGAAATGTATGACCTGATTCGCAGCAAGGATGACATCAACAAAGATGCAATCCTGGCAGATCCTGAAAGGGTTGAAGGTATTAAGGGTATTAGCATCAACCAACGTGAAGAGTTCGTGGCTAAGCCATATAAGAGCCAGATTGAAAAAGCTGAGACCGTGAAAGCAGCCGCCTAGTTCCATGCCACCCCACTTTGGGGCACGCCCAGCGGCCGGTGGCGTGTGAAATAACAACCGCAATCAGGGATCGGTACCTCCCTTTACTCCGCCGAGCGACCTGATCGTCTGGCCCACGCTACGGGCTATAACAACAAGGAGGATTTATCGGATGATTCAATCAGAAACAAATTACACAGCAGAATGCGATACGTGTGGCACACCTTATCATGATGAGTTCATTTGTTTTGGAAGCAAAGATGAGATGACAGCATTGATGCGAGACGATGGTTGGAAGGTAATTGAAGACCATTGCAAATGCCCTGACTGCAAATAAATTCAAGGAAACGAAAATGCCAAATAAAAATAAAACAGAAGTTCACACCTGCGTGCATTGCGATTGGCAAGGCACCGAGGAGGATAAAAACCAGGTACCCTGTGATGACTTCAAGGACATCGGCGTGGAGTGTACAGAGTCGGTGTGTCCGGAGTGCGGTTCGAATACGTTTTTTTTACCAGTTAAACAGATTTGTAATGACACGGCAGCTTAAAGCTCATGCGCAAAATAACTTTTGAATGCCAAATTCATAACTTGAAATATGAGTATCCAGAAAATTGGGAAGAGCAAAAACTTTCGCCGCAAAAATGCCCTCTATGTATGGGTGCTGAGTTAACTCGTCTAAGCACGAAATATATCGAGGTAAAAAACCAACGTGACAAGCTTCTAGCCGCTATTGATATTAAATTCAATGTTGAATCTAAAATGTGATTGACGCCGGTCCGGATGCTGTTTTATTCGAGTGTGATTGTGGCTGGCAAAGTGAGTGGCTGGTTAATAATTTTACGGACACACAAATCAAACGAGGTATTCCCTGTGAAGACTGCAACCGCTAAACCAGAAACCAAAGAATTAAATACAGAACTGGCCAGGCAAATGATTGAACGTGCCGATGCTGATCAATTACCTCACGATCATGTAATGCGAGTGAAGGCGATGGAATTCGAGAACGTTTGTAATGGGTACATCGCTGAACCAAAAACACATACGGCAAAGCAACTCTTAGGCGCCTGGGCGCGTGCTCGCAATACTTGGTGTGAATATACAAAAGAGCCGCTTCTGTAACTTCTCATTGAATAGTAATTAATCTGAGGAACTCAAATGTTACATAAATTAAAAATTTTACCTAACCATTTCGAATCGGTTATTCGTGGTGACAAAAAATTCGAGATTAGAGACAACACGGATCGCGGTTTTCAAAAAGGCGATACCGTTGTACTTGAAGAATTTGATCCACAAAAATCACTCACTAATATTGAGCGTTGCTATACGGGTAAGCAAACAATGGTGAATATTTCTTATGTATCTAACTTCAATCAAAAAGACAATTATGTGGTGTTTGGGTTTAGCTTGATTGCTAATGAAGGATTTCAGCAATCCTGACAACTAGGAGAGGATTATGTTGACAGAGAAAATGAAGCAATCAATGAGCAAAGTCAAAAACTAAGGCGCGAAAAATGGCTAAAGAAAATTATGCAGCAGTAGAGGTCATCCAAGGTGAATATCACCAAGGATTCAAAAGCCGGGAGCAAGCTATTGCCTATGTTCACGAGAGACTCGAAAAAGTGGATGTGAATGAAGAGTATGCATGGCGGGTATTACGGGTACTGGATGAGTGGAATAACGATGACCTGCTACCAGGCGAACGATAGGTAATGCAACAAGGGAGTAAATCGCAATGACTATAATTTTTTCTGTTTGGCGATTTGTGTTTTCGATAGGTTGGGCTAAATCAGGTACATGGATGACTACCGAACGCAATCAGCGGCGAATTTATATCCTGTCTATCCACGTGCTTGAAAAAGACAACAATCGAGCGCTAAATTTTATTTTAGGCCCTATTTCACTAATCGTGGGCTATGCGGTTTGAGGCAAACGTGATGACCGAATCAAAACAACGCTACTACAAACTACTCCCCATCGCCAAACGCCAACTGGGCTGGGATGAGGAATTCTACCGCAACGTGTTCCTGAAAAAACACGGCGCCAAAATCAAGGATGGTAAGTACTCTGCCAGCACCATGTCGTTGGGGCAGCTTATGCAGGCTTATACCTATGCTAAAAAATGTGGTTTTAAACCCAGGCCGAAAAAAAGCTCTCCGGCCAATGTCGTGGATTGGCGTGCGGCACGTATTAAAAAAATCACCGCTTTGTGGTGTGCATTGGCCGATGCCGGTGTGGTGCGCGACCGCAGTGAAAAAGCCATGCTGTCGTATTGCACCCGGATTACAAAAAAACAGCGCCTGCAATGGTATCTAAGCCACGAGCTCAATAAATGCATTGAGTCGTTGAAGTCCTGGGCGGCGCGCGAAAAGGTGATCTTAAGCGAATGAATTTTGATACCATCGATATTGATGAAAAATTGCTGTCACCATTGACACGCATATTTGCTCAGGCCATTGGACTGCCACAAACACTTGCGTTGATCAAAGCGCGTGGTGGTACACAGATTCGCATACCCGTCGAGCCTGAGTTATCAAGTGAGTTATCAAAAATTATCACACGCGAGAGTATCGCAAAACTATCTGCCCGATACGGTGGCCAGCGCTTTGATCTACCCAAAGACGATCGTGCTACTCGACAAATTCGAGATATGGCCATTCGCAAAGGCTTTAAAACAAAAACAGCACCAATGCTCGCATTGGAGTATGGCTTGTCGCGTAAACAGATTTTTAATATTTGCAAAGATGTGAAAAGAGAAAGTCCGAATCTCGAATTATTCCCACTTGACACAGCCTCAAAATAGTCTGATCATAAAAAACACATCTCGCCAAGCCAGGCGGGAAACATTTCCCGCCTGATAATTCTTGTTCTTTTCGGCCATGCTTGCACTCATGGCGACTCAAAACCCACGTAACATTAATCAAATCATTATCCACTGTTCGGCAACGCGCAATGGCAAATGGTTTTCGGTTAACGATATCGATCACTGGCATAGCTTGCCGCCATTTAACTTCAAACGTTCTGACGCATTCCGAAAGCGACAAAACTCACTACTTAAAAGCATTGGTTATCATTTTGTGATTTACACCAACGGTGCTGTGGCTACTGGGCGTCATTTGGATGAAGTGGGTGCACACGCCAAAGGATTAAACCAAAAATCCATTGGTGTCTGTCTGATCGGTACTGATAAATTCAGCAAAGCGCAATGGCAATCACTCAAAGCCAACATTAGTGGGCTTGAAAGACACTATAAAACGCCTTCAAAACCATTTCGAATCATTGGTCACAATGAAATTAATAAGGCAAAAATCTGCCCTGGATTCGACGTGCAAGCCTGGATTAAAGGGGAGCGGAAACCATTAACTGATCACTTGCTAGAGGTGTCTGATGAATAGCCTGGTTATATTTTGTGTGTTGTTATATTTTGCCATATTGTGTTTGTCGCCCTTTTTTCTGATCAAATCTTTACGTAATTCTGCTCGACAGTACATCCGTTTGCGATTGCTGTTTCTGAGATTTATTTATTTTTATCGCCACGAAAAGCGCTTGCTTAATCGGGCTGATAAATTATTGCAGCGTGAATTTGATGACGGTCGCGCATTAAGCCAGTCGAATAGTTTATATATGCAGTCTCAGAAGGTCGCAGCCGAAGCGGCTCAATTTAAACACCTGCTAACCCAATTGTGTGTCGTACATCAAAAACAATTCCCTGCCACCGTATTGTCAATTAAAGCAAAGCTCACGGAAATGACATGAACGAATACCTGATGTATTTCGCCGAAAGTATCATCATCGCCTTTGTGATTGGTGGCCTCATGGGGGCAATTATATCTGTTCACATTAGCAAAAAAAGAGAAAGGGAACATGAGCGATCTCGCAGACAACGCCCAAATAATTGAACAAATGGAACGCGATGCTGCGTTGAAAAATCGACAGTCGCCAACAGATTCACCACAGTTGCTAATTGATGGTCAGGTGGTATGCATCGACTGCGAAGAACCCATCGAACTGAAACGGCTGAAATATATTGTGAATGCCAGTCGTTGTCATCATTGTCAGACCGACTTTGAAAATCAGGGGACGGCTGCATGAACGAACAGGCCATTCTGTTATTGGGTGAAATTAAAGGTCGATTGGATGGTATGGATACTCGGCTGGAATCCATTGATACACGCACCGAATCGATGGATGGGCGATTGCGTAAAGTGGAAACTAAGGCCGCAGTAAACGGTGCGATTTCGGGTGGCTTTGCGGGTGTTGGTGTTGCACTGATTGTGGCGAGTGTCAAAGCCGCCATGAAGACAAACATTACCTGATGGCTCACCCCCTAGAAACCCGTGTTGCTGTTCGTCGCAGTTATGTGCATGAGCGCTTACCCTTGGAGCAAGCAGCGGAAAAGCACGGTGTCAGTTATCACACTGCGCGTACCTGGAAAAAAAGGGCTCACTTAGGCGGAGATGACTGGGACACGGCACGCCAGGCATCTCGCATGGCCAATGGCAACCTGGGCGATCTGACTAACCAGGTATTAGAAGATTTTGCCTTGTTGTTTCAAAACACCATGAAGGACATTACTGACGGTGAGTATGACGCGTTAAAAAAGGCGGAAGCCTTAAGTCGGCTCAGTGATGCCTATACCAAAACTATGAAAGCTGCTGGTGGTGGCAACTCAAAGCTCGCTGAGTTTTCGGTGGCACTGAAAGTACTGGAAGAACTCGCTGCTTTTATTCGTGAGCAATATCCTGATCAATTGGAAACCTTCAGCATCATCCTGGAGCCATTCGGCGCGAAGCTCAGTGAGGTGTTCGGGTGATCATGTTAACCATTATTGTTTTTACTGTCGCAATCTCGATTGCACTCTGGAGGATGTGATGAGTTTTTTTAATTCAGTAACAAAATTCCTGACTGGTGGTGCTGGTGAAGAAGTTGTGAAACTCGGCGGCAAAATTGTTGATGCAGTGGCCGGACAGTTTCCGGATAAACTATCCGATAAACAAAAAGCTGATATTCAGCTGACGGTCGACAATGCATTGCGTGAACATGAAATCAAGTTACTGGCTCTGGCACAGCAGGAAGACCAACGCTTTAACGATCGCATCAAGGATATGGAAGGTACCGCTAATGATTTGCTGGTGGCTGGCTGGATTGGCAAACTGGTGATTCTACTACGTGGTGCGCAACGGCCTATCTGGGGCTACTTTGTTTTGTACATGGATTTCATGGTGTTTTCCGGTGCCTGGAATATTGTTTCGCCGATATCAGATATTGAAAAGGTCACGGATGGACTAAATCTGGTGTCGGCGTTCTGGGTTATCAATTTTCTTGTGCTTGGCTTTTTGTTTGGCGAGCGGGCCATGCGTAATGTTTTACCTATTATTCAAGGTCTGCGAAATCGATAATGTCAGACCTGTCTGAAAAGGATTTTCTTGCTGAACTGGAATTACTCACCTCCAGTTTACGGCAGGAAATTGAGGCAAAAGCACTCGGTCTGGATACATCCTCTGAAGCCATTAAAGCCAGACGAAAAAGAGTACTCAAAAATAACGATTTTGAGTTTTTTGCTTATACCTATTTTCCGCACCACATATATGGCGAGCCGTCTCTATTTCAGCAACATTTTTGCAAACGGGTACCACAACTTTTAGCTCAAGAAGCTGGTTGCCTGGAATGGTGGGTTGCACCCAGGGGTGAAGCTAAATCAAGTCTCGCATCAAAAATACTTCCGATTTTTTGTGCTGCACGCGCTTTGTTGTCACGTCCAGAAACTCGTTTGGAAGTTAACTGGAAAGGCAAAACGCCGCCAATTATCGATTACATTCTATTTTTAGGTGCCGAAACCCGGTTGCCAACTAAATTAATGGAGATAGTCAAGACCGAGCATTTGGTTAATATGAACCTTGCATTAGATTTTCCAGAGATAGCAGGTAAAGGTAAGGTCTGGCGATATGGTGAGGCATTAACAAATAACGGGATTAAGTATGAAGCGAGAGGTGCCGAACAGGCGGTCCGGGGTGCCACGGAAGGCGCAGGGCGCCCAAAATTACTAGTTCCTGACGATATCATTACCGACAAAGAGGCTAAATCAGAAACCGAAAGAAACAATCGCTGGGATTGGATTGAAAAAAGTATTGAATATTTAGGGCCACCTGATGGCTCATTGAAAAGTATCGGTGTTGGCACAATTCTCAATAAAGACTGCCCCATATCTCGCGCAAAAAAAACCATCGGTCACCTGGTTCATCATTTTAAAGCAATTATCAAATTTCCAGTGAATGACGGTCTGTGGCAGAAATGTGAAGAACTCATGCGCAATGATGACAAACCCATTGCCCAAGCGTTTGCAGATAAAGACAAAGTCGCTAAGCAAGAAGATTTACCCTCATATAAATTCTACAAACGCAACAGAAAAGCAATGGATAAAGGTGCCGTAATTTCATGGCCATCCGTGCGATCGCTTTATTGGCTGATGAGCAAAAGAGCCAAAAGTAAAAGAGCTTTCGGCACCGAAATGCAGGGTGAAGCCAAAAGTGATGAAGATACGGTTTTTACTGAATATCAATTTTGGGTTTCTCGCTTAAATCATTGGATTCACTTCGGTGCCTGTGACCCTTCAATAGGTAAAGGTCAAACTGCACATCCCTCAGCAATACTCGGCGGTGCATGGGATACCAATACAAAAAAACTCCATGTTGAATATGCCAGTATAAAACGACGTGTTCCCAGTAAATTGGAAGCCGATTTAATCGCATTTCAAAAAGAGTTTAATGCACTTGGTATCGCGTTTGAAAACAGTAACGCTTATGAACACTCTCGCACCACGTTTATTAAAGCGGCAGCCGCGCAAGGCGTTAGTCTACCACTGGTTGGCTATCCACCCTCAGTGGATAAAATGATTCGAATCGAATCATTGGAGCCGTTTATTACCGGTATTGATCCACGTATTTTATTTCATGCAGGATTGAAACGATTACTCGAAGAACTGGATGACTTTCCGGAAAAACAAACAGAACACGATTTTGACGGGCTTGATGCACTCGAACTGTTATGGCGAATTGCCGTTGCTCGTGGATCCGGTGTACCGCAAATTGCAACACGAAAAGCAAGATCGAGCCACTATCAAGGGTATGATTGATGGACACATCACACATTAAAAAAGCTACCAAACACACGTTAACCAATGAGATCGCCACTCGGCAAAGTGATCCGAATTTTTATGGTGCTTTGTCATTCTTGCCCAATCCAGACACAGTGTTGCGTAATTTGGGTAAAAGCTGGGAAGCCTTCGATGCCATTTATGGTGATGCTCACGTCATGGGTGAACTACGTTCCATTCGATCGGGTATGTTGTCGTTTGAATACCGCCTCAATGCCGCCAGTGATGATGCGCAGGACGTGAGGGCCAAAGAGTTGTGTGATCAGGTGTTAAAACACAAACCTGCACCTGGCATGACCTGGTCAGATGTCATCTGGAATATGGCCAAATCCATATTTTTCGGTTTTGCAGTGCACGAAGTGATCTGGCAACGACAAGGTAATTTTTTAATTCCCGGTTTGGTGCTGGATAAGCCACAACGTCGTTTTGTGTTTGGTACTGAAAATGAATTGCGCTTGCGCACCCGTGAAAATCTCATGAATGGCGAAGAGCTGGGCGATAAAAAATGGTTGCTAACCCGGCATATGCCCAGCTATGACAATCCATACGGTATTGCTGTCTTCTCTGCCTGTTTCTGGCCATATATTTTTAAACATAATGGTTTTAAGTACTTCGCCAAATTTTGTGAAAAATACGGTATCCCTTGGGCCATCGGTAAGCTGCCCATGGGCACCGATAAAACCGTACAGGACGAAATGCTGGCCAACCTTGTCAGTATGATTGAAGATGCTGTTGCCACCATTCCCAGCGATGGCAGTGTCGAGCTGCTGGAGCATTTACATTCCGGTCAGTTGGTACATGAACGCTTGATCCAGGTTTGCAACAGTGAAATGAGTAAAGCACTCACGTCACAAACACTGGCCACCGAAGTGCAGGATAAAGGTGCGCGCGCGGTTTCCGAAACCCATCGAGAACGGGAGCAATCCGTCAATGAGTCCGATCGTGAAACCATTTGCGATACCTTCAATCAATTGTTCGCCTGGATCACCGAATTAAACATTTCCGGTGCGCAACCGCCCAAGTTTGAATTTTACGAAGAGGCTGAAGCACGTAAAGAATGGGTGGAGGTATTAACCGGTGCAAATAGTCTGGTTGATATCCCTAAACAATTTGCCCATGATCGCTTGCAGATTCCCATGCCTAAAGATGGCGAGGAAGTACTGCCAAAAACCAACAGTAAACCACCAACTGCACAACCCGAGTTTTCCACTTGCCCACATTGCGGTGAAGCCCATGATTTTAATGCGCAGGATGATGAGTTTGAACAACTCATCAGCAATGCCAGTGACCAGGCTGACACCATCATTACCGACATGGCTGGCCCGATCAAACAGCTGCTGATCAGCTATGAAAAAGACGGCAAATCCATGAAAGACTTTCAGGATGCCTTGGTGCAAATGTATCCCGGCATCGACGAAAACCGGTTGGCCGATCATACTCGTGATGTTTTGCTGTTGGGTTTATTGCAGGGGATGGATGATGCTTAACGTTCTGGTTATTGTATCCGCTAGCCTTTTCATTGGCTTGCCAGCTGTAAATGTTTTGCGGGCCCATGACCATGTATCTAATGCTTCGTTATTAATAACTTACACACCAAAAAAACCACAATTGCACACATCCAAGACGATGCCACCGTGCACACTGTTGCGGCAGTCTAAGAAAAACGCATCGTTGTCGGTGCCCAGAGCACCACCCGATCGATTAATAATTGTTTGTACCAGAGCGCCGTTCCTGTTCCGCAAAACTCGAACTCACTGGGCGTGATGACATAAATACAGTGGCTACATAGACAAGGACGATGCTTCACTCTTTGTTTAAAGGCGAAGAGTGGAGCAATTCAACAATTACAACCGCGAGGTAAACATGGATAATCAACATCAAAAAATCAAAGGCTATCGTGACCTGAGCCAGGAAGAAATCGATTTGATGAATGAAGGCAAGGAACTGGCGGAAAAATGTGGTGAGTTTATTGCCAAGCTCAATAAACAGGATGGCATTGATCAGTGCTGGGTAAGTATTGCCAAAACGGATCTGCAAAAAGGATTTATGTCTGCAATACGATCCATTGCACAGCCTACAACTTTTTAATATTCGTTTATTTTAAGTATTGGAAATGAAATATATTTACTGGGCTTCAACAAGGAATTATTGGGTGTGGATTGCATTTTCAATTTTTATATGCATTCCGATAGCTTCGTCCATTCTAATAATAGATATGGTGAAAAATGTTCTCGTTAAAACAGTTGCAGCGGTTTATGACGAGATTCGAGATGTGTGGGTAGAGTTGGCAAAGTATAAACCCGAATTTACTCGCAAGAACTTTAATAAGAAAAAAAAGCGTAATAACTTAGCAACATAATATGCCTGATATTAAGCCAGGTTCCGTCAAATTCGAAGAAGCGATCGACTTCTATCGAAAAAAACTCCAGATCTCCACCCGCTACTGGGATGAAATACTGGGAACCGTACATGCCCGCGCGTTTACGGTTGCAGGTGCCGTAAAAGCAGATCTGCTGAGCGATTTATACAATGACGTTCAAGCAGCAATAAACGATGGTGAATCCATTGGCCAGTTCCGAAAACGTTTCGATAAAACCGTTGAAAAACATGGTTGGAAATACAAAGGTGATCGCGGCTGGCGAACCCGGATTATTTATGACACCAACTTACGCACTGCCCGCATGGCAGGTCGTTGGCAACAAATTCAACGCACAAAAAAAAGCCGGCCTTATTTGCAATACCTGACAGCCGGTGATACCCGCGTCCGCCCTGAACATGCAGCATGGAATGAAAAGGTACTACTGATTGATGACACCTGGTGGGATACACATTACCCACCTAATGGCTGGGGCTGCCGCTGCACGGTTCGCACATTAAGCCAACGACAGTTGGAAAGAGCCGATTTAACCGTATCCAAAGCACCACCACTGGAAGAATCAGAACGCATCAATGTCCGTACCGGTGAAGTCTATGGGGACGTGCCAAAAGGCATCGATGTCGGCTGGAATTACAATGTCGGCAAAGCTTGGCTGGGGCCAGATATCGATTTTGGTAGCAAGTTAATGGAGCTGCCTGGTGGTCTACGAAACCAGGCACTACAGTCAGCAAAATCATTGACACCAAATTTTCAACACGAATTCAGCCCATGGGTTAACAAGTTAATTCAAAGTAAAAAACCACTGGGCGAAATAAAAACAGTCGGCTATTTAACACCTGCTGTCATTGATGAGTTAGTCAAACGAAAACTGGCACCCGCAACAGCAGTGATTACCGTTAGCGATCGCGATCTGGTTCACGCTATCAGAGACGCCAAAGACGGCAAACATCTACCACTGGATTTATTACGTGGCTTACCTGACGAACTGTTGAACGCGAAAGCCGTATTATTTGATAAACGAAATCCCGCTTTGTTATTTGTTTTCGATAGTCCCGGAAAGGAACGTGAAGGCAAATTGGTTGTACACGTCAATTATAAAACCAAGTTTCGCTCTAATCAGGGTGAGCGCTTTACACGACAAAGTAATGCTGTGGTGACGACCGGACAGGTGCCATTAAGCAGCCTGAAAAATAAGTCTTTCTATGAAGTAATAGAGGGAGGTTTATAAAGAAGGTGCCGCTGGGGGGGCTCGCCAAACACCCCGCAAGTTTCGCTGCTACCAGGGCAGGATAACCAAAGCCGGACTAAGCGATTTTACGGTTGTCCAGCGACACCTGTAAGTATAAGACATCGACCATATTGTTCAAGTTTTGAATAAAAAGAAAGCGACCCACACCAATGCACCAACACCAGTGCGAGTCACTAACCCACGATAATACAGATCGTGAGCCAGCCAAGGCTTCCCCACCGTGCACACGGCAGGCTAAGCCTAGCATTTTATTGATTTATGTAATAGTAAGAGGCTCAAATGACAACACCAATAATACCGTGGATTGGGGGAAAACGACGATTAGCTAAGCAATTGCTACCAATGTTCCCGGATCACCAATGCTACGTAGAGCTGTTTTGTGGGGCTGCAGCAATGTTTTTCATGAAAGATCCTGCGAAAACTGAAATCGTCAACGATGTTAATGGCGATATCGTTAATCTTTATCGTGTCATCAAATACCATTTAGAGGAGTTTTACAAAGAGTTTAAACGCTCTTTAATCAGCCGTGAAATGTACCAGTGGGCCAAAATAACACCACCCGAAACTCTGACTGATATCCAAAAAGCTGCTCGCTTTTATTATCTACAGAAGCTAGCTTTTGGTGGAAAAGTGGAAGGTCGGTCATTTGGTACCGCTCCCAGCAGCCCACCCAGGCTGAATTTACTCCGAATGGAAGAAGATATCAGCGAAGCACATTTACGTTTAAGCCGAGCTTATATCGAACGTCTGGATTGGCAGAAATGCCTCACTAAATACGATCGCGAATATACGTTATTCTACGCGGACCCACCATACTGGCAAACCGAAGGCTACGGTGTTGAATTTGAGCTGGAGCAATACCAAGCGCTGGCCAAACATGCCGATACAATGAAAGGCAAAATTATTATTTCCCTAAATGACCACCCTGAAATGCGCCAAATATTCAGCAAATTAAATATTCAAACTACAAGCCTGAAGTACACAGTAGGTGGCTCAAAAAGTAACGCAAAAACTGCCAAAGAATTAATAATAAGGAATTGGTAGATGGGTAGATATGAGGGCGTTGATTAGTAATTAGGGTAATTTATTCTCAAATAGTGGTAGTTTTTACCTAATTAATTACCACTATTTATACCTATTTTTGCCGGTAATTATGTAATTAATTGGAAATTTTGTCGCAAAATGATCGTTAATTCAAAAATCCCGAAAATTACCGTAAGTCTATGATAATTCAATTTATTCGACGAAAAATTATATATTACTATTTATCTTAAAATGATCATCACCCCACAAAGAAGGTATAGATTCGCATATAATGCCTGTAGTTAAAGATATTTTACCGGGGGATTTATGCGTATCGGAACACCACTTTCATCAAGTGCATTGCGTGTTATGTTGCTTGGCTCTGGTGAGCTAGGCAAAGAAGTTATCATCTCTCTCCAGCGATACGGTGTTGAAGTCATTGCTGTTGATCGGTATGAAAATGCACCCGGCCATCAAGTTGCGCATAAAGCAATTGTTATCGACATGACCGACGCTAGCGCATTAAAAGAGCTGGTTGTACGCGAGCAACCGCATATTATTGTGCCTGAAATTGAAGCCATCGCCACTGAGGCGCTGGCTGAAATTGAAGCGCAAGGTTTGGCGCAAGTTATTCCAAAAGCACGCGCTACGCAACTAACCATGAACCGCGAAGGTATACGCCGATTAGCCGCCGAAGAACTGAGCCTGCCCACTTCGCAATATGCGTTTGCAGAAAGTCTAGAGCAATTGCAATCAGCGATTGACGGTGGAATTAATTATCCCTGTATTGTAAAGCCTGTCATGTCTTCCTCCGGTAAAGGACAATCCTTAATTGAGACACCTGATGAAGTGGAAGCTGCTTGGCAGGCGGCCATGCAAGGTGGTCGTGTGAATCAGGGGAAAGTGATTGTCGAGAGTAAAATTGAATTCGATTTTGAAATTACTTTATTAACCGTTCGGTCGCAGAATGTAGACGGTAGTAGTCAAACGTCATTTTGTGAACCTATCGGGCATATTCAGAAATCAGGTGACTACGTCGAAAGTTGGCAGCCGCAAATAATGTCTGAACTGGCGTTAAAAAAATCACAAGACATTGCAAAAAAAATTACGGATGACTTAGGTGGTCGTGGAATATTTGGCGTAGAACTTTTTATCAAAGGTGATGATGTCTGGTTTAGTGAGGTGAGTCCTCGCCCACATGATACGGGCATGGTCACCATGGTGAGCCAATATCAAAACGAATTTGAATTACATGCGCGGGCTATTCTTGGTTTACCTGTTTCAACTGAGATGATCAAACCTGGTGCAAGCGCCGTTATATATGGTGGTATGAATGAAAAAGCGATTAGTTATGATGGGCTGGAACAAGCTTTAACTATTCCGCAAACCGAAGTGCGTTTATTTGGTAAGCCGGAAGCGTTTGCTAAGCGTAGAATGGGAGTTGCATTAGCATTCAGTGATACACTGGAGGTGGCGAGAAAAAATGCTAAAGTAGCTGCAAGTGAGATTGTTACTATTAAAGAATAAAAGTGCGTAGTAAAAAAGAAAATCTAATTGAAAAGCAGGGAAAGAATGGGGAGGACCTGAAATAGACTATCTGCAGTAAGCACTTGATGCCCAAAATCCCGTAAGGGACTCTGTTCCCCTCCCTTTATCCGCGTTTTCGCGAACGGCATTTCAAGTGTTTGAGGTCCTCCCGAAAACCTTTTCTACTGCTTATCTAAAACCGTCTTCACTCGCATAGATTTTATAAGTTACGTAGGTACCGAGAATTGTAGCAACGATTGAAACCAATACGATAGCCGCTGTTAATGAATCAGTGTAACTCAT